CGACGGACTTGACTGGTTGTTTGCTCAGCGGAAGATCACAGAACTCAGCGACGTAGAGCTTGATTTGATGATAGAGTATCATCGGAACATTCTATCGTTGATGATTACCGAAGGCGAGCAACGTCGGGCAGCTAAAATGCACAGGTATGCTAACGTAAAGTTGCATATAGCAACACCTTCGTCTACTACAGTAACAGATTCGACGCATACGACGGTGAAGAAAGTGCGCACGGTTTCAAAGAACAAAGCCGCGGAGCAGATGGCAGCATTGTTAAAGAGTATGCTCAACAAAGGCATAACGGCGGAGATGATCGCTAGGATGGTGAAGAAATGAGTGCAGTTTCTTTTGAAAACGTCCAAAGAACAATCGAAGATCGTCAATCTCGGCATGGCGATTACGGTAATACGTCCTCAGTAGCGCAAGAGTTGAAGATGGTTATGAGAGCCAGTAAGAGATGGGCTTATCTTAAGCCGTCTAGGAAAGAATCCTTAGAGTTAATCGCTACTAAACTAGCACGTATTCTTTCCGGCAATCCAGAGGATCTAGATCACTGGCATGACATTGAAGGTTACGCACACCTTATCTCAGAAGATATAAAGGAGATGATGAAGTGAAACTCTCAACCCAACTCTTAGAATTTCTCGAAGCTACACCGTTACCGTGGATTCACTACGACTTCACGAAGAAAAAGCTAATCGTAGTCGTAGATAACCACTTGCTCAACACTTATCGCAACTGTCCTCAATACTTCTTTCACTCCAACGTAGAAGGCTGGCAAAAGAAATCTGATCTACGCGAAGGCGAGAAAGAACGTGCTTGGTATCTTGAGTTTGGCATCTTGATTCATAAGATGTTGGAGCTGTACTACCAGCAGTTTAGACTCTCCAGCTTCGACGTTACAGAATGGGCTACCAAACGTGCTGTCTCTGAGTGGAACGAAATGGAGATGGACGTTCACGTTAACCACAAGGAATGTCACATGCTCGGCGGAGTTCACGGATTCGCGGCGTTGCTTTATCAATACGCTACTGTAATGACGCCGATGAATGAGAAACTACGCGTGCTTGGTACAGAAGTATCGTTCGGTCGCGGCTACGAGGTTCCACTCTATATTGGCGAGGATATAGAAATCTATCTTGCCGGTCGTATGGACCTAATCGTAGACGATGGCTACTTTATCTGCCCGCTCGATCACAAAACAATGGGCAGCTTCCGTGGCGATCCATCTCTGCAATTTGAAACAGAGGAAGGTCCGACTGGTTATATCTTCGCTATGTCAAAGATTCTTCCGACGTTCGTACCAGCAGAGCAATTGCTTAAACGTGATTGCTCGAAGATTCTGATGAATCTTATCTCCAAGAAGCCTACCGATAATCCTCAAGAACGGTTTAAGCGTTTTCCTGTTCGCAAGTCGGCGGCACAGCTTGAACAGTATCAATGGCGTATGGTAGCTACTGTAGAAGCTCTGGTTGCTGATCTTACACGCTTCTCTACAAGCTATCCTATTCAACGCAACACAACCGCTTGCACAAACTGGCATATGACCACTTGTATCTTCCGTGACGTATGCCGTCAAGCTTCACCTGAAGCAGAGCAGGCTACTTTAACTAACGGCTTCCTCAGGTTGCCTATCTGGAACACAGAGGAAGTCAAACCCGCAACAGTTTGAGAGCAGGAGAAAATCATGCCGGGAATAAATCTCGAATACGCGACAGATCATATCTGGACGATGGAAGATAAAGAAGGTTTTATCGGCCTTCGTGTAGATTGTGGAGATAGCGGTGTAGTTTATTTTACACCTTCGCAGGCATTGGATGTTGTAGCCGCTTTTAGTGCTCATCTAAATGCTAAGATAATGAAAGTCGAATTCAAACAGTTGTGAGCAGGAGAAAAGAGTACCCCATGTCAAACGTAACTAAGACCTACACAGAACTATCCACTCTTCCCCTTGGCCTAGGACCGGGACAGTTTCAGATTGGTAAATGTTCCGGTATCCTTGACAATCACATGCAGTGCTGGCGCTCGGCTGATATTCTTGTCACAGTCGTTACGCCGACGGAAAAAGAAGGCGATGTGACAGAGGGTGTCTCGTCTTATTACCTCTGCCGCCGTCACGCACAGCTTGACCAGCAAGCATACGAGTCAGCAAAGCCTGTACAGGAGCCGGTTGTAGAACCTGAGCCTGTTCCTGTTGTAGATGTAAAGCCTGTGACAGCATCAACCTCAACCTTCACTCCACCGCCAGCAAAGAAATAATCGCAACGTAGTCGCACACGTTCAACAGGAGCAGGCACTAAATGTCTACTTTACCTAATCCCTTTGCTGGTATGTCAGGAGTACGCTCTGAAGACATACAAGCAGAGGTTCAGCTTCGCATCGCAATCCTAGGAAAGCCAAAGAGCGGAAAGAGCTGGTTTGCTGCTACAGCGCCCGGCCCTATACGCTATTATGACTTTGATAACAGGTCGGAAAGCTTAGAAGGAAAACCGAATCTTTACATTCTTTCTAAACCTACGATGCTTCAAGTGGAGACAGACTTGTCTGTTATGAAAGCAAACAAGATCAAAAAGTTTCCACTTCCTACAACCGTAGTGTTTGACAGTGTGACTTATATGAATCGTGCGATGGAAGAAGAAATCTTCCGCCAAGACCCTAAGCTTTGTCGTACGATTCGTGTAGGCAACAGTACCAGCATGAAGATCCGCAATGGTTGGGATACAATCAACGGTATTCAACGCTATGTTGAGTATCTCATAGCGGAGTTTACTACTCTAGGCACAAACATTATCTTCGTTTTCCACGAGAAGGACGAGAAGGATAAGGCGGAGTCAACCGTAGACAAGACAGCTTACACAGGTCTTGTAACGACTGATCCGCAGTATCTTCAGAATAGCCTCAGCCTTTTCAATGAAGTCTACCGCATCACTGTGGACGGCAACAAGAAATACGAAGTCACCTGCCGTCCAAACTGGGACGTTAACGCATCAACAACCATGCTTCTTGACGATAAAGAGAAGCCTGATCTAATGGCGATGATCGAGAAACATCGGCAAAAACGTGCAGCGCTGCCGAAGAATGCGCTCGTTAAACTGTAGTAGCGACACCGATGGCGCAGCCATCCAGAAGGAGTAAATGTTATGGCTTTTAAAATGGGATTCTCACGTGAAGAAATCTCTGGACCAGTTCCAGTTCCAGCAGGATGGTATACACTACAGATCAAATGCTTTCGTCCAAAGGTGTCGAAGGATAAGGAATCGGTTTCCTTTAACGCCGAGCTTGCTATCATCAACAATCCAGAGTATGAAAACCGACGAGTTTTCGTAGGCTTGAATACCAAGGGCGGCTGGATTTTTCCTGACTTCGTTCATGCTACAGGTTTACAGATGGAAGTTGTGCAGGATGGTAACGAGGGAACCGAGAAAGAGCAGCTTGCGTTGCCTGGAGTTTTTGAGGGCAGCGATACTCACCCAGATGATCCTTCACAGTGGAAGTATGAAGGATCGCTCACGAACGCTACGATGGAAGCTGAGCTTGCAGAGATTCCGGCGTCGGCACAGTACAAAGCAAAGAACGAGGTTCGTCAGTTCAAGTGTGCTGTCGCGGGTTGCACAGACAAGCACTCCACTAATCTGATTAAGAACTAGTACCGTTAGACAGGAGTACAAGATACTCCTGTCTAAAGCTAGAGGCTTTGTTTGATACTTAGCTTCTAGCTTTAGACAGAATAGGAGAAAGGGGAACCATGCAAGAACTGACGAAGGAACAGTACGAGAGAGCGGAAGCGGTGATCATGAGGAGAGAAGCTGATGAGCTATCACAACCTAAGCAGTAGTAGTTTATCTCCTGATGAACGTCAAGAAGAAGCGCAGCGAATCTGTAAGATGCTTGATGATTATGCTGACGAGCTGAAGCAGAACGAGGTTAATCTCGTAGTGACCGTCGAGAACGGCGGCGCTGTGAGTGTGAAGATGTTGTTTTGGCTGAGGGATATAAAGGATAGGGTGATGGGATGACAGTACAAGAGTTTGTGCTTCTTGAATATCCTAACGCTAAGTGTATTTTGGAATGCTCGACAGATCACCTAGATGATTGGGAAGGTCCTGCTTTGTATGATTACATCATAAGAGAAGACGGGAAAGCTATTAGTGATTATGCTCATACACCGTATGATGCATGGGTAGCTTGCAAAAAAGAAATCGAGTCGCGCTAATGCCCTACATCGGTCCACGCGGTACGTCAAAGGCTCGGATATGGGTGCTTGTTCATAAGCCTTTTGGCTCTGACACCGGCACTCTCTTCAGCGGCGGCATGGGTCATATCTTCGAGAAGATGCTACGAGAAGCAGGACTCTCATACTCTGACTGCTACGTGACAGCTCGTGCTCCTAACACAGACGACGCTCATGCTTTCGCAAACCTTGAGGCAGAGTTGAATTTTCATCAACCACCGTTGATTCTCTCTCTCGGCGACGTATGCGGTTGGTTTCTTCCGCCACTACGAGAGCCGAAGAGTATGAACACAAGCGCGGGGCAGCTTCAGAAGTATGCAGGCTCGCTGCTTGAATGCAAGTCTCTAACCTATCCACACTACATGATGCCGCTCTACGGTCCTGATCGTTGCGTCGCAGACTGGACGGAACGGAACATAACAACATACGTTGATCTACAGAAGCTACGTGATGAGTATGAATGGTGGAAGAAAAACGGTAGCTTAAAACCTCTACCGGCACGTGTTATGAAGTATCAAGACATGGATATGGACGAGTTATTGATGTACCTTGACAGGTTCGACGGCGCAAAGGTTATCTCTGATGATATAGAGAATCCCACGTACAATAGCAAGCTGTACGCGCCACATCCGGGGTATCCTCTGCTAATGGGTCTTGCTGATTCTTCCACGTTTGGCATCAGCTTCAAACTCTTCCGCGATAAACCTTCTGAGAACCGTGAACTCTGGAGACGCCTTGACAAACTTTATTCCAATGTCCCTGTGCTCCTTGGACAAAATTTCTTTAATTATGACGCCCTTTTCCACAACATGCTTGGTTTCCGTGTACGCCTTGACCACGTGCAGGACACCCTCATTCGTCATCACATACTCTGGCCTGAACTGAGCCATAAGCTCCAGTTTATGACACGTCAATACACTCGTGAGCCGTATTATAAAGACGAAGGCCACGGCTGGAATATCAGGCACATGGATAAGTATCGGCGGTACAATTGTTTAGACGCGTGTGTCACTATGGAGATTTACGAAGCTCAAGAAGAAGAATTCAACCAAAGGAGTCAGTTGAGATGACGTTTATGATCCAGTACGGCAATAATCCTCTCTGTCAGCTACCAATGCCTGATCCGAAGCATCCAAAGAATCCGCTGATTACGACGTACTGTATGCGACCGGCGGGACATAAGGGAAAGTGCGAGATTGAAGCACAAAAGGAGGATAAAAATGGATAGTGAGAAAGCTGAAAAGTTTGAGGATCTTCTCAGCGCTGTTTTCTACCAAGAGCAAGGTTTTCCTATTAAAGCACTTATGATGACTTGCAAGGAATGTGGTGCGTTAGTTATTTTTGAAACGAGAAAACTTCATTTGGAGTGGCATGACAGACAGAGTAACTAGTTCATACGAACACGCTCTGCAAGCTGCTTATTATCACATAGGCAATCGAGGTATCTGTGTCAACACAAAAAGAATTGCTGAAGCTAAAGCTATCGTCAAAGCAGAAATCACTCGTCAGCTTGCTATCGCGTCAAATCAATGGGGCACGAAAGTATTTGTCGGCACGGCAAACGCACCAGACGAAGGTCCAAAGGGAACGAACGCTGGTGGAGCAATAAATCTCAATGCTACACAAGGAAAGTTCGCTCTCCTAACCGGCCTCAAAAACCTTGGCTACGAAGTAGTAAAAATCACAAAGAAAGACTCGGAGGGAAACTATGAACAAGGATACTCCACCGGAGAACTCGCACTCCAAAAGATGCTTTCGAAGAACCAATTCAATTATCCAGGCGGTGATCCTGCCCTCAGAGCAATTCTCAAGATTAGAGAGCTTGGTAAGCTCAACTCCAGTTACCTTAACGCTCGACTGCTCACGAGAGGGAATGAATCTTTCTTCCTGTCTAACTATAACGTCGCCGGCACCCTTACTGGACGGCGTTCTTCTAGACGACATACTTTCGGTTTTGGTAACAACTCTCAGAACTTTCCGAAGCATAGCGATGTAGCGTCGATGTATCGGCGGTGTCTTGTCTCACGACCCGGAAACATTCTTTTGATGGTCGATCAGATGAGTGCTGAAGACTGGCCTGTATCGGCGCTGTCAGAGAATTATCAAGCGTTGAAAGAGCTACGCGATGATACCGACGTATACGGTCGCCACACTCGTCTTGCTTCTGTTATCTTCGGCATCTCACTCTCAGCAAAAACTCCGGGCGAGTGGAAAGAATCTATGGAGCGTTATCTCGGCAAGAAAACTCGTCACGCCAGCAATTATGACATGAAAGCTGGTAGGATGAGTGACGCGTTGGCACAGGAAGGTTTCTCGTTCTCTGAAGCTGACTGTAAGACGTTGCTTACCAAGGTAGCCGCGCATGATCCTTCTGTACAGAAGGTCTTTCATCGCTACGTACAAGACACCATCAACAAAACTCACACTCTCGTCACGCCGTTCGGTCGTGAGAGACAGTTCTTAGGAGCGAGACCAAATGATTCTAACGCTACCCTCTTCAAAGAAGCTTATGCTTATATCCCGCAATCAACGGTGGGTGACAATACAGGGTTTGCCGTCCTCAAAATGGAAAGTGACTATGGTGTGGATGAGCGTTTCATCGTGCAAGAAGGGCATGACTCGATTGTGCAAGATGTTAGAGACGACGCCGATATTGTGCTTAGACAACTTCTTCGCGTTGTCGATAGCTTTAAACGCAACATCGTGTTTCATAACGGAATCTCCGTTGAGATACCTATCGAAGCAGAGATCGGCTATGACTTTCAAACGACGGTTCGTATAAAGGAGAACACTCTCTCCGGCGTCAAGACAGCAATCGAAAAACTCAAAGATAAGCTAGCGGCGTTAGAGCCGCAGAAGGTGATGGTGACGGTATGAGCTGGTTAAAGTATATCCCTCATCCACATTGGCGTTGGTTAAATTCTATGTGGCTGAACAGTAGAAGCACGCCAAGTCTAGAACGTGTTGGTCGTGTTTGCTTTATTCGTACTTGTAAACTATGTGGTAAGATAATTGACAATGGTAGTAGAAGAGGGCGTTAAGAAAGCCACAACACATGAGCAGGGTCTTACGCAAGCCGTGGCATGAGGTATATTTTGATTGTGTCTCGCCACACACTGATATGCCGGATAACTTCATAACATGGAGTGCCTTCTCTCTGCTTGGCGCGGTGATGAAGAATAATGTACATTTTGAGATCGGCACTTACACACTGTTTCCGAATATGTTCATCGTTCTCGTCGCTCCGCCGGGTATTGGTAAAGGCACTGCTATGAACATCCTTGAAGACTTAATCAAGGACTGCAAGCCAACAGAGATAGTTAACACTCTCTCTGATCGCATAACCGCTGAACGGATTCTCGAACGTATCGCAGATGGTTGGGCTTCACCGCCGAAGATAGTGAACATGCAACTAGCGATGGGTACGAAGGATCATAGCTGTCTGCTCTTTAGCACAGAGTTACGTGTACTCTTGGGTGCTAGCGAGTGGATGTTGGAGTTTCTCGAAGAAGCATGGAGTAAAAAGACATATGACTATCAGACAAAGAATAAAGGCAGCGTGTTTATTGATCACATGTGCTGTTCTCTTCTTGCGGCTAGTGTTCCTGATTTTCTGCGGAATGTCAACAGAGAAGCTCATATGGTCATCACAGGAGGATTCTCTAGTAGGTGTCTCTTTATCTATGCAGAGAATCCTTCAAAAGATTTACCATTCCCTGAGCCGTTAAAGAAGAATGTCCGTTCCAAAGCTTTCTATGACAATCTCATCTTAGACCTGCAAGAAATCTCTAAGCTCCAAGGTGAGTTTGTTATTGATCCAGACGCACGAATCATGTTCACGAAGTTCTTAACCGCCAATCGTATCGCGGCGTCACAAGATGACTCTGAAGCTCTAGCAAACTTTCGTGCTCGTATGAAAGCGCATGTGTTAAAACTCGCTATGATCTTCTCTGTCTCGAAGGGTGACTCGTTACATATTGACCAAATGGACATGCTTAATGCTATTGCTGAAGTAAACAAGATCGTATTAAGCTTGTCTAAGCTCTTCCGCGGCGCCGGTGACGGTATGGATGCCTCTGCTACAGCGCGTATCCAGGATCTAATCGACAAAGCAGGACGCATCTCAAAACGTGAACTACTTCGTGCTCTGCATCGCCACATGTCATCAGAAACCCTTGATCGTATTCTTTCTATGCTTGAGACAATCGGTAACATAACTCAAGTTAGCCAAAACAAAACCACGTATTATCAAAACGTGCAACCGCAAATACCGAAGAATGGGAGAGTGGTACATCCATGACAATTTTTAGTTTTCCGCAGGAGATAAATCCTGAGAAAAATATTATGCCAGAGGATAACAATCTGGGTGCGTTGGATTTTCTCTCCAAAGAGAAGGCTCGTCTCGAAGCCGAGGACGCCGCCGACGCAGAGTTAAAGTCCTCTCAAGAGGTCAGACTCGATGGCTCTAATAAAGTCTCGATGCCAGGATTCGCTTACAGCTTTGAGGCTCTAGGTGAACGTATTCTTGTGAGTCTTGATATTCCGCTGTCAGGCTTTGAGTGCAAAGTCTGCAAAGGCAAGAAACGTATCAAGTACGAGTGTGAGTGTGTAACGAGTGGACATCCTGGAGTAAAATATTCACAAGAAGAACTAGGTAGACTTAGTGATGTACTTGGTGCTGCTGTAGCAGTTGCCAGAGGTACTCAACCTTGTCCCTCCTGCGGCGGCGATCCAGCGTCAGTCCGTCGTAACGACATATGCACCGAATGTAACGGCATGGGTGGTGTGCTATGGATTCCACGTAAGGACAAAGAACTTCCTTGTACCGGCGTTGTTGTTTCTATGGGTAGCATAGCCAGAGAAAAAGCTTCGTTTAAGGTAGGTGATCGTATACTTTTTAGTCAACACGCTGGCTCGATGATCCCCAACAAAGCTGGCTTGCCCTTCAAGTACATGGACTGGTACGCCGGCGCTATAAGAATTGAAGGCGCCGACGAAATCAGTGCATTTGATTTTATCTTATCATCTACAGAGTAGACAGAAAGGAGCGCGAAGCAGCCAGAGCATAAGAAGCCCCACACAGAATAATAGTGTGGGGCTTCTTAGTCGTTCTACTGAATAGCTCGCACGTTATAAACGGATGCTGTTGGTGTGCCGCCCGCAAACAGCGTTGCCAGGCTGTACGGCCCTTTTGTCGCGTCCGTGAAAGTCACTGTCATATAAGCCATCTTTGTTTCTC